AACATCTTAGATCCAGAGAGACTGGACGATTCTAAGGACTTACAAAAGTTCTACAATCAAGATGAACTGTTACAAAGCCTGGAAGGTCAGAAAGACAGGAAAGTTTTTGATGTTTCTGCACAGCTTCAAAACTTGATTGATAGCGGTTCATCGGTCGCTGTGACTGACAACCTTCGTCAGGTTATGTTCTCGGAGACTTCTCATTTCCAAGATAAGATCAACAAGCGCAAAAAGCAAATTGAGTTAGCGGTGAAGGTTCCTGTCTTCTTAGGTAAAGGACCTCAGTTTACTCCAGGAAATGTTCCCGTCAATGACTTCTCTTACATGGCAGGATCTAACTTCTTAGTTGATATTGAGAATCAGAGACAAATAGTTCTCGATCAAGCGGATGTTACTGGTGTGGTTCTGCCTCTTGAGGTTAAGTTCAGTGAGAAGATCGAAACAAGTGAAGCTGTCGTATTGGATCACATCTTGTTAGCTAGCGTCGCG